CTTTGCCTTTACTCATGGAAGCCTCCCATAATTCTTCCCACTCTAATCCTTCTGCGTTTACTCCAACAGCACATTCATAAAGAATAGGATTCATTTGAATAATACGAACTATTGGAAGGAAATACATTCGAATAAGTAATTGTAGAACTAACGGGGCACTCTGGAAAACTCTCACTTTATCTTTCGTCAATTTAGTAGGCTCGTCTTTCAAACATGACTTCCAAATCATGTAACAACGCTTACCCTCCTTCAGGGTAGCGACCATCTTGTCAAATTCAGCCCACACTTCCGGGATAAAAGTTCGAGGCTTACCTACTTCAGGATGATCTTTTGGATCTAAATCCACAAGCAACGGGTGTTTACTACCAGATAAAGGAAAACCAGGAGAAGATGAGAAATTCATAGCATCAATAAACTTGACACCAATTAACCCACAAACTGTGGCAATTCTCGACAACGGTTTCACTTCAAAAAGTTCTGGTATCTTCTGTTTCAATCCTGTAGTCAATTCCTTCATGGATCGAACTGATTTTGATAAAACACTCCCAATTGGTAAACTAGGGATAGCTGCATGTACAAGTGTTGCCTGATATGGGTATCTTCCCTTACCCTTCATCTTTGGTGGTCCCCATTTTTGAGGAACTCCAAACACCTTAGTTACAGCATCCGACATGATAGTAGGACTTACATTGCTATGTGGTGTGGCTTTTCCACTTGTCTTTCCGTAGATATCAATACATGCCCCTTCGGTCAAGAAGTTGACACAACTCTTCTGATGAATTTCAGCGCCTTCAAAAATGGGTTTTCCAAACGTCTCCGCTGGAAAGTCACCCATATGGGGGCACAAATCACCACAAGAAGCTGAAAGTACAACTCCATCGACTAAGGCAAGTTCTGAAATAGCAAAGTTAATTTGGTCACGTGTTAAAATACCACATCCGCCCAATTTACCTTTTCCGCCAAGATGAAAACCCATTATCATAGATCCTTTGGCATCGCTAATGACAGGAGACATACACATCCCAGCCTGAGTTTCCACAGGCAAGTCATAATAACTGCCCATGAAAATTGATTGAGTGTGTGCAACTCGACTACTACCTTTAAATAAAGTAGGAATAGCCTTAAGTGAAGAATCCATAATATCACGTGTAACAAGTTTCGCAGGAGTTCTCTTTAAAGCATTACCTTCTGGTAAAAACTTCCTAAAATCCTTCATCGATCCCCCACTAGTAACATGACACAATGTAAAATCTGTGGTGGGTATATCAACGCGGAAAGCTTTGGAAATTTTATCCCTAAAATAACTGCCTACCTTACCCTCTCCTGTTTTATAGCACCGAATTGCAACATCCCGATCTCCATGTTCACGAAGAAAATGGGTAGGAATCAACATAAAATTGGAAGTGATGAAAAATCCAAGAGATGTTTTGTTACTATCAGATACAACTCCTACAATATTAGTTCTCATAGAAGAAGCCAAATTATCAGAAGTAGTCGTC